GTGCCGGAGCCTATTTCCTCCGTTACTGAAAGCCTCAAGGCTGGCAACCGCGTGGTTGCCTTCGGTATCGCCGCCATCGTCCTGATCCTGCTGGGCGCGGCGCTGTTCCTGTTTCTCAACCTGCCTGATGCGAACGCCTTCAACGCCAAGGTCGAACGGATCTTCGTGGAAAACGACGATCTGAATACCTTGGCCGAGATCAAGCTGCTGGAAATCCTTGCCCAATCCGGCACCTCGTTCTCCGAAGTTCTGGCCAGTTATCGCAGCGTGATCTTTGTTCTGCTGGTCTTCTCCACCGCCCTCCTGATCGCGACACTGGTGTTCCTTGTCACCATCATCGCGCTGAACCGCCGTATCTCGGCGATCCAGCGGTCAGGCATTCAGGTCGCCAGCCTGATGATCAGCCGCGAGGCGCGGGCGGTCTATATCAACGATCTGGAATTCGCCCTGACCGAGGCGGCGCTGGAGACCCTTTCGGTCCTTGCCGAAGCGCGGATGGATGACGAGGTACTGACCGGCGCCCAGATCGAGGCGGTGATCTCTGGCCGGAACGAGGCGGACTGCGACGAGGCGGCTGGTGCCACCCGCGTCAAGCGGCTGCGTGATACGCTGGGCAACCAGTTGGTGTCTGAGCTTCTGGTCAAGACCATCGCCCGGCGCGGCTATGTGCTGGCGGTGGGCAAGGAAACCATTCGGATGATCTGAGACCCATGATCCGAAACGCAGAAAGCCCGGACCTTGCGGCCCGGGCTTTCTGCTGTGGTGGTGAGCCGGACAGGATTCGAACCTGTGACCCGCTGATTAAAAGTCAGGTCGGGGCTAAGCCTTTTCAACGGCTTGCAAATCCCCGACCTGCACAATTCAGGCGTTCTTTCGGATGGCCCGCGATGCCTGTCAACCTCGGCAGCTGCGGGTCATCGCGGTGTCAGTCACCGAAATCCAGCGACCGGCTGCATCGTTGGGCAGGGGATCCGGCATCGATGGGCGCTGCAGTCCATAGGTGACGCACCCGGCTTCAGGGTTGCAGGCTGCCAGCAGGAACAGGATCAGCAGGCTAGTTCCAACGCGCATCGTTTTCCCTCCTGATCTCGTCGGGTGTCTTGCCGTCTTGCAGCTGCTGCTGCGCCTCCGCCGCCCCTTTGGCACCACGTTCCACCGCCTTGACGGTGGCTTCGGCACGATCGGCGCGCTCGGCCAGGCGACCCTGGTGAAGCTTGACCCTGCCGAACGTGAAGAAGAACACGACGCCGGCAAGGATCAGCCCGGCCCAGAGCTTCAGCCGGGCGCCGATCATCGGATGGCCCTGGGATCGATCGTGTAGGGCCGGGCAGCGTGCATGCGCTGGTAGCCGACGATCATGGCGTAGATGGGCGCCAGGCCCGTCATGGCGCGGTGTACCGCCTCAGGCGTGGTCTGCAGGGCATCGAGCCACGGCAGATGGGCCACGGTGTTCAGAAGGGCCGCGATGACGCCTGCTGCCGGCACGGCGGTCTCGGCCGTAGCAAACATGTTGAAGACGCTGTCGACGATCGTCAGCAGCGCGGGGAAGATCCCGAACCAGAAGCTTCTGGTCCAGGCAAAGAAGATGGGCTCTTGGTTCATGTCACTCTCCATCGGCGACCGCGGCATAGGCGGCGGCTCGGTTGCGGTTGTGGCGCGCCTGCCCGATCAGGGCGATGGCGACGATCAGCGCCAGAATGGCGACAGCTGCGATGCCCCAGTCGGGGATGCCCTCGATCGAGATGGCACCGCCACCCGTTGCGGCCGGCGCGGCTGGTGCCGCTGCGGTGTCACGGGCGGCAGCCTTGCGGGCGGGCTCGATCTCGGCCTTGGCGGCGGGCTTGCCTGCGGCCAGGACAACGGCGAAAGCCTCGACATCGGCCACCCTGCGTGACCAGCCCTTGCCGAAGGTGCCCCAGGTGCGCAGGCCCTTCAGGAAGCCCATGCGGGTGGCACAGGCGCGCTTGACCACGGACACCGCGTCAGCCCCGCGTGCGGCCGCCAGGGTGGCATTGCCGATGTTGCCGTCAGCAGCGACGCCCAGGGCCTTCTGCAGCCACTTGGCGCCTCGGGATGGGCCAGAGTTCACGGCAGGGTCGAAGGCCACATAGTCGAGGCCGGACGGCAGGCTGTCGCCGGCGACCTTGTCCCAGTATCCGCGCTTGTAGATGTCGGAAACCTCGTCATCCGAGATCGCGCGCAGCTCGGCCTTCGTGACATTTCGACCCTTGTAGTCGCGGAACGTCCCGATCGTGATGCCCTTCATGGTGGCGCCGCCGGGATCCTCGGGGTGGTCCGCCCATTCGCCCTCGTGCACCAGCACTTTGGGCAGGCAGACAGCATAGTTTGACTTCATGGCCTTGCTCCATCTTGGCGCTCGTCTTGCGCGGTGATCTTCGCGTCGATCCGGCGAAGGGTTTCGAGGATGCTGTTCATCCGCTCGTCATTGCGGGCGTCCCGGATGTTCAGGGTGTTGATGGCCGCCTCCAGGCTTTGTGCCCGGGCATCGATGCGCGCGGTGTCGGTCGCCTGCTGCTGTTTCAGGGCGTTGATCTGCTCAGTCGTCTGCAGCTGCGACGCCTCGGTCTCGGCCTGGAACCGACCGATGGCCACGAAGCCGCCGGTGATGGTGAGGGCAAAGCCGGCGACGGCAATCCATGTGTTCAGATTGACCCGGGGCTGCACTTCGGGGTTGGTCATTCACTCTGTCCTTTTCAGCGGTAGTAGCGGGCGCGGAAGCTGCCGTTGTTGAAAGCGCCGGAACTGACGCGGGTCAGGCGCAGCTGGGTAACGGGGCCAGGCAGGGCGACGCGGCCTGCGCCACCGACGTGGGTGTTGCTGTTGGTGTTCCCGATCGTGTGGTCGGCTATCCAAATGTTGTTGTCGGGGTCGAAGAGGTCGATCGTCATTGATCCCGTGGCCCGGCGATCGGCCGCCCCGCTCACCATGACAAAGCCGTTTGTCGTCGGGCCCGCGCCTGCCCCTCGGTTGCTGGAAGCGGACGAATAGCCGCTGGAGACAATGCCGCCCGCCGTCCCGAGCTGCACCAGAAGGCTGTTCGCGCTGTCGAGAGAGACTTCGTCGAACCTGATCTCGATGCGCGTGGCCCAGGCGGGGACACCGGTCAGCGTGTGCTGACTGCCTGATGTCGTCGGGGTCAGGGCGCTCCGCACGAAGTCGACGTAGTCCGCGACGGCCTTTGCAGTGGGCACTGCATTCTCGGCAGCCTTGTTTGCAGCCAGCGTCTCGACGGCCGTGATGATCGCGGATGGGTTGATGTCGGTGAAGGCGGCCTGCGCCTTGGTGGCCAGCGCGCCCAGTCCAAGATTGGTGCGAGCGAGAGGAATGTTGAGCAGTCCGGACAGGTTTTCCGATTTCAGCATATCGCCGGATCCGGCACCCGCGGCGCCCTTGGCGGCAAAGACACGGATCCGGTTGGCCGCAAGGTCGTCTGCGACATCCACGCCAAAGTGAGCCGTCTGGGTGATGTATGACGCGCCGTCGAAGGTGAAGATGTCGGATGGGGAATAGAAGATTGCAGCGGCCCATGCGCCTCGGTCGCGCACCATCGAGTTTTCCTTGGCCTCGGCAGCGGCGGCGCTGGCAGCGGCAGCGACAGCGGCCGCAAGGGCTTCCGCAGCAAAGGCCTCCGCCTCTGCGATCTGCGCGGCCGTGGGGCCGCTGACAACGCGGGTGCCTTGGCGCACCGGCACAGTACCCTCAGTCCAATCGAAGGCATCAAGCTTGCCCCGGATGCGGACGGCCCCGTCAGCTTCGGCCCTGACTTCCTGCGTGGCCTGGACCATGCGATCGAGCTGACGCATCAGTCCAGTTTCACGCTCGCCCTGCGTGCCCAGCCAGCCCTGCTCGTCGGGGGTCATGCGGTCGATGATGAGCTGCCGGCCGTCGTGGGTGGCGGCTGCGGTGGGTGACAGGAACAGATCGCCAGTGATTTCGCTTTCGATCGGCGTCAGGCTGAACTCGGTGCTGGAAAGCTCCAGCCGCTCGCCGTCGACCACGACGAAAGCGACGATGGCCACTTGAACATAGGGGTGGCTGATTGCGTAGGGGCCGATGCCGGAAACGGTGTATTCCGTCGTCGGGGTCCATGCTTCAACGGTCATTGGTCACCTCCCAGGGCGTTGCTAAGGTCGGGCATGCGGATCTCTTGGCCGGATCCCCGCATCGGAATGAACGGCTGGGTTCCATAGTCTTTGGCCATCCGCTTCACCCGGCGCCGGAACAGCAGCTCCGCCTCGGGATCGAGGAAGGCCTGAATGTTGTCTGCAACTAGGCGGCTGTACGCGGTGCGGACCGGCCAGGCAGATGTCAGAACCGGGGTGTTGTTCCGGATCAGGCCTGCCACATCGCGCCCGATCAGGGTCTCTTCGCCATTTACGGCACGGGTGATGTTGGACGCGATCGGGCGGATCAGCTCGCCGCCCAGGCCGACGACGGGCCCGGCCAGAGTTTCGGCCAGGCCGCCACCCGTGCGGCTGGTCTCGGCCGAAAAGAAGTCACCGAAGATCCCCAGACCGCCACCCTGAAACAGGGCGGCCATCCAGAACTTGCCGTTGTCCATCGGCCGGGGATCGTTGCCCTTGACGATCTCCTTCAGCTGCACCGCCAGGCCGCCAAGGACCAGCAGCATGGCCGACAGTTTTGCCGCATAGGTCCAGCGGTTCATGCCCCAGCTGTCGGCATCGGCAAAGCGACGGAACTGCCCAAGCATCAGGGACAGGGTGAAGCTTTTGTACGATGTCGAGCTGCGCGCCAGCTCGCCCAGAAAGGTGCCGGGCTCGGCCGTGCCCTGCAGCAACGCCCGGCCCTCAAGGCTGGCCGTCGGGATGGCAAACTCAAGCTGCTCCTGAATGGCCATCTGCCAGCGCATGGCCAGCCCCTCAGCCTCAACCCGGGGCAGGCGGGTCTGGGTTTCCAGCCAGTAGAAAGGCGTCATGAAATCCGGGCCGGTCGCGGACGGGCCACCATTCGGCCCGCCCTGTCCCTGCGGGTAGAACCGGGTCGATGGATCACGCATCAGATCCCAGTCGGCTGCCGTGACGCCACGGCGCTGCAGCATCAGGCGGGTGCGCAGATCGATGTCGGCAAAACCCCGATCGGCCATGTCGGCCAAGTGCCCGGCGAATTCCATTTGGAAGGCGATCTTCCGGGTGTCGGTCACGAAATTCAGCCCTGTTGCGCGCAGGGTGAAACTGGACAGACGCTCGGGCAGGCCGGTGCCGAAGCTCTTGCCAAAGTAGCGCGCCATGCTGCCGCCACTGTCGGCCAGGGTTTCGGCGACGTAGCCCATGCGGGCAGCGGTTTCGCGGGTGGCCTGGCTGGCCATCAGCTTGACCGAAAGGCTCATGACGTTGCGCCCGCTCAGTCCGATCGTGTTGGCGGCCGCCGTGATGGTTGCCGCATCGGTCACGGATGACACGACGGCGCTGCCCAGCTGGATCGAGGAAAGGGTGCTGCGGACCCCGCCAAAGAACCGGGCCCAGCCAACGCGGACAGCCCGGTTGGCGGTGCCGTCCTGGTGGGCAAGCATTGCCTTGCCGACGTTGCCGGCAGTGCGCACCCGGGCTGACAGCTTGGCATCGCCCATGTCGGCCGCGCGCTTCTCCGCCACCTGGACGGCGTAGCCCAGGCCAGCGCGCGGATTGGGGCCCAACACGCGCAGCATAGCTACGTCGCGCGCAAGGCCGCTGAGGCCACCCATCATCGCGCTGAAGGGGTCGGACGTGCCAAAGTCCCGATTGTATTCCAGCCAGGATGACCCGTCCTTGAAGTGCAGGACCCGGTGGTCGGAGCGCTGGTTTGCGAGGGCTCGGCCGCCGATCGACATGCTGGGCTCTCGATCATCCCAGCCGCGCGTCGTGATCCCGTCATACACATCCCGTAGGAAGGTCTGCACATCGGCGAAGGCGGGCAGCTGCCCGGCCGCTGCGAAGGGTTTGCCAGTCGAGTTGTCCGGGATCCGGTCCCAGGCCAGCAAGGTGTGGATCTTCTTCGACCAGGCGTCGTAGCCCTTCAGCTGCAGCTGGCCGGCGTCGTGGCTGTGGGTCACCCCGAAGTCGGCAAGATCTCCGATGTCACCGCCAAAACTGTTGAAGGCGCGGCGGAGGCGCTGCTGCTGCGCGCGGACCGTGGCAGCCAGGGTCTTGGCCGCGATGTCGCCAGTGGCCTCGTTGTGCAGCTCGCGGATCAGGTTCTCCAAAAGCTTCTGGTTGCGCGATTTGGAGAAGACGTTCTGCCCGGTTTTTTCCAAGACATCCTTCAGCGCCGCGTTGATGGTGCTCTCATAGGCCTCGGCCAGTGAGCGGACGCTCTCCCCCTTGGTGCCGGCCAGCGGGTTGTACTCGACCAGGCTCTTGATCGCGGCGGCGGGATCCTTTGCCGTCAGGATCAGGTTGCGCATGCGGCTCATGGCCTGCAGCTGGTTCAGCACGACATGGCGCCGGCGCGCGGTCTTTGCCTTGTTGGCCTCGCGCAGGTCGGCGGCGGCACGGGCTTTGGCCTGCGCTGCCGGCATGATGCTTTCATAGCGGGCGGTCAGCTGGTCCAGCTCAGCGCGGATCGAGATCCCGCGCTGGCGGTCGATCGCGCCAAAGTCGATCGCGCGCTGCAGGCAGTCGGCCATGCTGGTCATGTGGCAGCTCCTTTGGTGAAGGCCTCGGCCGGGTTTAGAAGGCAGGTGTTGATCGCCTCGTCGGCCGTGCGGTCGGCGTCGAGGTCATCAAGGATGTCGCCCGCCCGGACTGTGGTGCCGTCGGGCAGGTCGATCTCAAGGTCGGCAAACTCGCCCAGATCCGCGCGCGCTTGGTCGATCGCCAGCGCCTCGACGTTCACCGGATCCAGCCGATCTTGAACCGCAGGAAGATCGGGACTATCTTTGCCGAGTGGCGGGGGCGGGGAAGTCGAGCTGTCCCAGATATCCCGGAGCCGTGCTGAAGACCGCTCCGGGCGCCGCTTCCCAAATTCGAACCCCGTCAGCAGCCACGTCTTCTTGACGTTGTCGAACTCCAGGCGAACCCCGAATTTGTGGGTGTCGCTGCGCAGGTTGACCCGGTTCGGGCTACGGCTGTCCACGATCGTCGCCCGGGAGAGGTGACCCTGAAGATCGTCCAGCACTTCCGGATGCCAGGCGATCAGCTTTGCCAGTCCATAGCCTGTGCTGTCATCCTCGCCGGCCTTGCCCCAGACCAGAGCGATCTTTCCCACTTCGGGATGGCTCAAGGCGTCGGGCACCTCTCCAGTCTGACGGCGTTCAAGCTCGGCAGCAGCGCCACGCCAGTCGCCCTCATAGCCCTCGATCACTGGCCCGAATGGGCCTTCCTCAGCGGCTCTGACAGAGGCCTCGATTTCGGCATGGACCGCTTCCGCCTCGGGCGACTGCGCGCCCTGGTCAAAGCCTTGGTCTGGCAGATCGCGCACGGCCTCGGCCGGGGCTTCGCTCTCGCGGGTGGCAAAGCCGCGCGCCTGCCCCAGATCCTCGGGCAGATCCTTGAAGGTCTCAGGGTCGATGGTTCGCAGGACGTCGCGCGGGCTGGGGGTGTCGAACATGCCACCAGCGGCGCCGGCCTTGCGCGCCTCGTCAGCGTAGCGGGTCAGGAAACCTGCGACCTCGTCGGCAGGGGCGGCTCGCCCGCCACGCCACATCTTGCGCACCAGCGCGGCTGTAAGGGGCGCTACCGGACCGGTCAGCAGGTCGACATCGTCCAGCAGCTCCTGCACCGCCTTGGCGATTGCCTTGCCCTCTCTGGCCGACAGCTCGCGTGCGGCGGCAATCAGGCGCATGGCGTCCAGGACGTGGCCGCCAATGTCCATGTCGGGGGTGACCAGCCCGGCCTCGATGTCAGCGCGCAGCGCAGCCCAGCTGGGGGCGGCGGTTTCCAGAGCCTCCATCAGGGACTTCAGCTCGGCCAGCGCACCTTCCGTGTAGCGGGCGAGAATGTCGGGATCCGGCCAGGCGCGGGCGAAGAGGGCTTCGCGCAGCTGGCGCTGGCCGTTGGCGTTCAGTGCCCCCGACGGATCGAACATGGCATTGCGTGCCGATCGAGGCAGGGTAGCAAGTGCCGCGCGCACAAAGCCGCCGTTTGCATCCGATGCCAGGGGCTGGCTGGGATCGAGGCGCGACAGGATCGGGGACTGCAGATTGCGGGCAGTGGCGCGGGCCACCTCGGTCGGGGTCATCTGTGCGACCCCGCTGTCCTGCGCCTCGATGACCAGGCGCTTGCGGCCAGCATCGTCCAAAGGCGTCTTGCGGCGGGCGATCAGGACTGGGCGCTCCACCCCTGCAGGAATGGTGAAGCCGGCTGCCTCGATCGCGCCCCGGTAGGCCTGTGCCCGATCGGGGACGCGCTCATAGGCGCGGCCGATCACGGCAGCCCTGCCATTGCCGCTTTCGATGATGTTGTCAGGGCCGACGATCGGCGTGCCAGTTGCAGCGTTCGGGGATGGCATCAGCAGCGCCGGGTCGAGGCGGGCGGCGGTCGAGGCAATCCATTCGTCGCTGTTGATCCGGCTCCGATCGCGGGGCTGCAGGTCGCCTGAGGCGCGGATCAGATCGGTGTAGTCGACCACTTCGTAATCGACATCGATGCGCATATCGTCGCCGGCTGCGACCTGACCGGATCCGGTATAGCCGCGCGACGTGTCGCCCATTGGAGGCGCCGGGCCATCAACCGTGCCGGGGGTGTAGCTGTCGCGCGGGCCCCGGTAGCCTTGCCAGGCGCCGGCGCCCTGCTCGCGGTAGATCCACTGCGCGATGAAATCCTGCATCTCGGGCGTCATGACTTCGTCGCCCTTCAGGCCAAGGGCCTTCTTGGCCGCCCGCAGGGTGTCACCCACGATCTGATAGGCCCCCATCGGGGTCGCGACGCCGTTCTCGGGGTCGGGGCGAGTTCGCGCGACCCATTGGCCGTAGGGACCGTTTGGATCCTGGAAGGCCAGCCACTGGTCAACCGTCATCTCGCTGGGCTTGATGTGGCTGAACTTGCCGCCCTTGCGGTTCTGGTAGCCAAACAGGGCATTCCAGTCGGCGCCGCTTTCGCCGGCGAAGATCCCGTTGCGGATCCGCTCCCAGTCGGGCGGGGCGTCCGGGCCGACAGGGGGTAGGGCAGTGCTTGGTCCGGGAGCGGCGTTGCCGGGCGTCCCGCGCAGCGGTGGCAGCTCACCTCGCATGCCAGCCTCGATCGCGGCCTGCTGGGCCGGGGTGTATTGGCCACCCTCAGCGCTGTAGTTCCAGGCCATGCCTCCGCCGGCAGGCGGGGTTTCCCAGATGTCGAGGTGGATGCCACCACCTTCCATCTCAAGGCCGACGCCACCATAGCGCTGCGCGGCCCAGTACTGGGCCAGCGGGGCCAGATCGTCGCCCATGATCTGCTGGCCGTCGGGGCCATAGATGTGGACATCGGCCGCTTTGCCGTGATCGTGACGGACGCTGCCAACCCGGGTGCCGCCCTGCTCAGCGGATGGTTGACCTCCACTGTAGACGCGAACCTCATAGCCCGGGCCGTACACCGCTCCGACGGCCTCGCCCAAACGGCTCTCAAGCAAGGGTTCGACCGGCTGGCTGCGCTTTGCGGCAGAGTTGGCCATCACGACACGCGCGGGCCGGCCTCCACCGACGATGCTGCCGAGGGTGCCATCGGATGGGGCTTCTGCCCGGGCACCGCCCTCGTAGCCCCCCAGCCGCTCCTCCACGGTCTGGTCGCCGCGCAGGTAGGCTTCAGCCTCCTCGATGTCGGCCTCATGGTCGATCCGCTCCACCCCGGGCGGGGCGGTTTCGCCAAGGCTGGCACGGCGGGCGTCAGCTCGGGCCTTCAGAGCAGTGAAGCCACGGCCAAGCCCGATGATCGCGGCCGAGAATGCACCACCGGCGACGAAACCCATGGCAATGCGGCTGACGGGATCCGGGTCAGGCAGGTCCAGCTCGCGCGCCACCCGGTATTCCTTCGGCAGGACTGCAGCTTCCCCAAGGGCGCCCAAGGCCGCTTCGCCGGCAATCGTCCGCCAGGCGGTGCCAGACAGCCCGAATGGCAGCAGCATGACACTGGTCTCATCGGTGATGGCGCGGCCGGCAGTGCCCAGAAACTCGGCGATAGCGCCGCCTGGCTGATCGAGGACGCCCTGCGCCTCCTCCAGATCGGCAAGGCGGGCGGCATCGATCTGGCGGTTGAAGTCGTCGATCGACAGCGGATAGCCCGCCCAGACGCGCGCTACGTCGGGCGAGGCCGCCGCCTGCCGGCCAGCCTCGGCCGTGATGAGCTCTTCCATGCTGGCCCAGCCACGGCGGGCCCGGTCGGCCCAGACGCGCTTCCTGCCTTCTTCGCTCAAGAGGCCCCACATTTCCTCGGCCAGACTACGGCGCCGGGTGGCCCCATCATTCCAGGCATCGGTCTTGATGGTCTCGGCTGACCAGGCTGCAGACAGCACGTCCCAAGTACCGGCATCGTCAGCGGGTGGCGGGGCAAGCCCGGTCTCTGCCGGGGGCAGGCCAAGCTCCGCATCGATCTCTGCCGGGGTCTTCGCCTTGGTTTCGGGCGCCGGTGCCGTGGCCTCTTGCCATGTTGCCGACAGCTGGGCCATGGGGTCGCCGACCTCCGGCGCGGGCAGATCCTCTGACGGCGGCGCCGGCGGTGCGCCACGCTTGATCAGGGCCAGCTCGTCCTCGATCGCAAGCTCGGTCATTTTGCCGCCTCGCGCATCAGGTCCTTCAGCCGGAAGCGGTAGGCGTGATCCTTGCCCTGTTCGGGCACGGCATACATTCGACCGCCGCGCTCGTAGACCAGCTCATAGACTTCGGTCTCGCCGACACGCCGCAGGCTCACTGCCCCCATGCGCTGCGCCGGGTTCGCCCCAAAGTCAGGAACACCGCCATAGATGCTGGCGCCCTTGAACGGGGCCAGGCGCGCTTCCATGGTGGGCGCGGACTTGATCGCAGCTCCAGGCGCGTCAACGCCCTCATCCGGGGCATAGACCCACTCGCCCTGCCCTCGGCTGGTATCCCAGACGCCACCCATCAGGCGCTGGCCCAGGCGATCGAAGTTGGCCTCGACATCCTCGACCGAAACCCCTGGCGGCAGGACGGTCAGCGCACCGTTCACTTCCTGCATCCCACCGATCGTCAGATTGCCGTTCCGGTCGGGCTGGGCACCCAGGAGGCGCTGCACCGACTGGCCGTAAAGGGTGTAGGCCTCACCGTCGATGATGAACCCCTCGCTGCCCGTGGTCTCGCCATCGATGCCGGCCGCGCTGTCGGCATAAAGCGCCAAGGCGGCTTCCATGATCTCCCCCTTCACGGCCGGGGCATCGTCAAATACCCCACCTGTCAGGGCATCGAAGGCGAGGATCTGTTCCTTGCGGCTGGGCAGCACGGCGGTCTTGGCCTCGACCTTTTGGCCGCCACGCAGGATCGCTTCGGTCAGTGCAGTGTCGCCGGTGACCGACAGGACCTTCAGCCCCCGGCGAAACACCGGGTCTGCCTCAAGGTCATTCAGCACAGGGGCGACATTGCCACCGGTCCCGTTGATGATTGCAGTTGCCAGGGCAACCTTCGGGCCAGCCTCGGCCTTGGGGTCGAGGATCGCCTTCAGGGCGGTGCGCTCTTCGGTATTGAAGACCGCCGATCGCTTGGTATAGCCACCCTCGCGCAGGTAGCCGTCAAAGCTGACGGCCTCCGACAGGGCTGCCGCAAAGGCCTCGGGGCTGGCAGGATCGAACTCAGGCAAGAGCGGCACGGGAAGGCCGGACGCTGCAGCGCCGGCTTTTGGGTCGGTCCCGTAGGCCGTTTCCTTCTTGTCGCGCATCGATCGCAGGACGGTCAGGGTTTCGTTCTGCCAGCTCTCCTTGATCGGGCGTTTGGCCTCTGCCTCGATCAAGGCGTCAAGCTGGGCTACAGTCATCTGCTCCAGCCCAGGGGTGGCCTTGCGCAGCTCGATCGCCGCCTTGGCCTTGGCATATTCCGGGTGCGCCTGCACCTCGGGATTGCTGAGATAGTCCTCATCCTCAACCAGCCGTCCCTTGGCTGCCAGATCCGCGATGGTGCCCAGGCGTTTGCCGATCGCGTCGGTCCGGGTTTTTGTGGCGGCCTCAACCGCTTTTTCTTCAGCCGCCAGTCGCTGGTTGATCTCGGTCTGGGCAGTCACCTTCAGGGCGGCCACACGCTCGGCGCCCAGATCGTTGAAGTCGCCGGCCTCCAACTCGACGAGGAACGTGTCGGGATCCTTGGAGACTGCCGAGATTGCGCGGGCGTTCATCACGTCGTAGCGGAAGGCGGCCTTCTCTGTTGCCGCGTCGGCCGGCATGATGACGCCGGCGGCAAGGCGCTGGTCGATCGCGGCCTCGCCGAACTCCAGCATGGCCTCCATGGTGTCCGGGTCGGCCGTCGCGGCGGTGTTCACGATGTCCAGCCGCGCTGCGGTCCAGGCGGCTGTGGCCTGCGATTGGGTCAGGTTGATCGCGCGCTCGCCCAGGGCAAGCCCGTGGCGGGTGGACAGGTCCTTGATCGTCAGGCCAAGGGCATCCGCCTCTTCCGGGGTCAGCAGCGGTTTGCCGTCTGGCCCCTTGGCGTTGACATACTTGTCCATGATCGCCGCCTCAACCTGCGGCCACTCTGCGTCGATCTGGGCCGGGTCGGTGATCTGATCAAAGCGCTGCCGCTCCGTACCGATCTCTTTGACGATCTCCAGCTTGGTGCTTTCCACCTGGATGGCGCGCTGCTGAGCCTTGATCTGGCCGAACTTCTCGGCAACCGGATCCGCTGCCTGTGCGATCATGCCGGCGATGTCAGGCTGTTGGGAGATGTCGATTTGTGCGGCGCGGCCGGCGACGATGCCACCCTGGGGGACAGTGATCATGCCAGCTGCCTTTCCCCGAAGAGATTGGGCCAGATGTCGGGACCGGCTGTCAGGAACTCGCTCGCCCCGCCGATGACACCCTTCCAAAGGCCAGCGGTGGCATTGGCACGGGTCAGCTTGGCCTGCGTCGAAAGCTCCACCTGGCGGGCGGCGCCATCACTGCGGATCGCCTGGCTGTCGAAGCTCATTTCCTGCGCCGCTGTCTGGCCAAGGTAAACCGCGGTTGGGCTGTCCATCTGCACGCCGCGCGCGGCCAGCTCGGCCGTCTGCTGCCGGATGACCGATGACATCTTGGCCCGTTGGCGCGCGTCCTGTGTGGCCGTCAGCGCGCGCTCGGTCACCGCCTGGTTTTCGATGGCAGCGGCCTGCTCCCGACCGGACCGGTAGGCGTTCACCCCCGAAAAGACCGTGCCGCCGATCGAGGCGATCGTGGCGAGGGTCGAAAGAGTGCTTGCCGTCGTGGTGGCAGCTGCCGTCGCGCCGGCGGCGGTGGCTGCACCAGCGCCCCCAAGGCCCAGAAGGGCGCCTGCTCCCAGAATACACATTAGCGACCCGCCTCCTGCACAATGGGTACGATCGCGGTCACCGTCATCGGTGCGCCGTTGCAGGGGGAAAACCGCAAGGCCAACTCAGTGGCGAAGCCGGACGGATCGGGGATCTGGGTGACGCCCGAGTAGGCGGTCTGCGTCAGGGTGGCGGCAACACCGCGCGCGACCATGAAGCGTCGGTTGGAGAGGCGCGGCGTCTGGGCAAAATCACGCTCCACCACCTGGATGTAGCCCTGCGCGGTATTGTGCAGGCCAACCCCGAATTTCGAGTGAAGGCGCTTGGCGCGGCCCATGGTGTTGCCGTCGGCCGCTGCCGCCTGGATGTCCAGCGTCTCGGCAAAGTGGGTGTCATCAAAGAGGCCGATAAAGGCGTGGCCGACATCTGCCGGCAACGTGACCTCGCCCTCGGCAGTCACCTGCAGGGGGCCAAACTCGCCATTGTCGGTCCAGGCGTAAACGGTCTGGTCAATGAGGTGCGGGACAGAGAAGACGCGGGCGGCGGGCTCGGCCGTCAGCTCGGATGAGGCGAAGAAATGGCAGGCATCGCTGATGTTCTGGGATCCATCCAGCAGACCGAAGATCGGGGTCATGATCTCGATGAAGCGCACGGTCTCGCCATTGATGGTGCGGCGCACGATCATCATCACCTCGTCGGCGGTACCATCAGCGTTCGGGGTGACGGCCATGGCCTCGCAGAAGCCGCCGGCAATCGGCACGGTGGCCCAACCCAGCACTTCCTCGGCCGCGTCAAAGACCATGGTTGCCAGATCTCCGGAAGCACGGCGCAACCAGCCCATCGGCTCGGGTGAGGACTGCCACACGATTTGCTCGAAGGGATCAGCTCCCAGATGCTGGCTGGCGCGACTGAGGATGACCGGCCGGGCGCCTTCCGCCTCGATGCTGTAGTTCATCATGATGAGGCGGCGGCGGTCCCTGCTGATGAAGATGGGGCTTCCGTCCGGTGCGATCGGCCGGGCCGTGTGCGACCCCTTCTTCGAGTTGGTCGTGAACACGGCCGTGGTCGGACCGATGACCTGGGCGCGGCTGTCAGACCGCGTGCTGTACTCCTCGCCCAGGGCGAGGATGTGCAGGCCGGTGGTACCGCGCGCCAGGTTCAAGATCCGGTTGACCGTGTTGTCGCCGGCGATGGTGTAGGCGAAGGCGCCGTCTGCCTCGACGCTTGGTGCGAAGTCCGAAAAGTCGCCGGCCGTCGAGAACCAGACGGTGCGCGGCTCGGATGCGGTGGCCGCCGCCGCGAGGCGCTGGTCATAGATCTCCAGGGTGGCCGGGTAGCCATAGCGGTCCGACCAGGCACCCTCTGACCAGCGATAGGTCGGGCTGTCGACAACGGCCTTGGGCAGGCGCTGCAGGACGGTAGCGGTGGCGCTGGTACCGCTGGCGACGGCGGTGATCCGCGCGACCCCGATGTCGTTGCTCAGGAACAGCCATTTGGTGCTGTTATCCGTCGCCTCTTCACCTTCTTCGTGGATGGGCGGGTTGGACCCGATGCGGCCGCCGGTGACGGTCAGCTGATAGACGTTGCGCCCATAGCGGCGCAGGTTCCCCACCGACATCGTCTCTTCGCCGCTAGTCCAGAGTGGCACCGCAGTGTTGTCGGTCGGCTTCAGCTCGATCAGGCTGCCGATGTGATTGGCCGCGAAAAGGGCAGAGCTGGCGGTCAGGGTCACGCTGCCGGTGGCAGCGCTGGCCTGCACGGTCAGGGTTTTCGTGAGGTTCTGGACCCGGAACGGGCCGGTGTTGGGCTTGAAGTCCGAGATGGTCCAGTTGTTCAGCGCCAGGCGGGAAAGCTTCTGGATGGGCCGCATGCCGTCAGCCAGGTAAATCACATCGGCCGACTGCACCCATTGCAGCTTCTGAAGGGACGCCAGCGGGTAGGGCGTGGTGAGGACGTAAGGGTCTGGGCCGGACATCACCAGCTGGCCATAGCGCCAGACGCGCATCTGCAGATTGGTGAATTCCAGCACCACTGCATCGTTCACCGCGAAGGTGAAGGGCAGGAGGGCGCCTTCGGCATTGGCTGGGGTGTTGCCCTTGTAGAGGGTGCCCGGCGCCCGGGTGAAGCCACCCTGGGCTAGCGGGAGGTAACCCCGGCAGATTGCCAGACCACTCTGAAACCTCTGGTAGTCAAACCGGCGGTGGAGGAGCGGATCGATCTCACCCGATGCAAAGCTGACCTGCGGGGGGCTGGTGCGCGTCATGCCATGGCCTCATGTGCCCAGTCGGCGTCGCCGCCATAGCCAAGGTCCGGCGCGTCAAGGATCCGCTCGGCCGCAGCGGTGCGGCCGTCCTCTCGCATGGCACGGCGCAGGGTGCGGACTGCGTCGGCCAGGAGGCTTTCAGGCTCGGCGCCCGACCCTGCCCAGCGGGCGGCCAGCCGGGCTGCGATGTGAAGGGCCACGGCCGTCTTGAAGCTGGCCGGCAGAACTTCCTCGCGGCTTACTCGGGCCGTGTAGCGGATGGTGATCGGGGCAGCCGCTTCACTGCGCAGGCGGGCCCCGTCGATCCTCCAGCGGGCACCGACAGGCAGGACCGATTGAATGCGCACCAGGTCGCCTGGCAGCTGGCAGGTCGTGGGCAAAGCATCGTCTGCGGTCACGCCTTGTGGCAGCGCGGCGCCAGGCAGGCGGGCGAGGGTCGACGCAAAGCTCCAGTCGCAGGCCGCCAGGCAATCATCCATCGCGCTGTCGAAGGCTTGCTGCAGGGCGGGGCGAAGTTCGGTATCCGGGGCAAAGCGGGCAATCGGGTGCAGCCGCATGAACCGAAGCGCCTGGCCGATGAGGGCAGACGCTTCAAGGACCAGCGGCGGATCCCAGTCGATGGGTGGATCGGCCGGAATGATGACCGCGCCGGCGCCCTGCAGCACGATGCCCTGCAGAATGGCGAAGCCAGCGCCCCGCGACAGGATCTGGCCGCCCCCGGCCAGCTCCGGGGCGGCCAGGTCGAGCGTGGCCGCGCCATGGATGGGAAGCTGGGCTACCGCCCCAGCGGCCGACAGAGCGGGCGGTGCCAAGGACAGGTTGGCGGTGCCGGCGATGTCAGGTCCGCCAAGGCTTACGGTGTCACCGTTCAGGACGATGCGGTCGCCATTGAGAACGAGGATGCCCATTACCGGTCCGGCCTGTAGTATTCGAGGAGCTGGTAATCGGTCCAGAAGGGGGTGGTCGCACCGGTTCCGACTGACCGGATGACCAGATATCCCGCCGACGTCTCCCGCCCCGAACCGGTCGGAATGTTGGTCGTGATTGTCGCAACCAGCGTCCCGTCGATGTAGAACAACGCCTCCGTCCCGGCGGCATTGACGATCACCTCGAAAATGTACGACGTATCGATCGCGGCCGTGACCCCGGTGTCGACGACACTGCCGGTCTCGCTACCATTGGACCGGCACACCGCCTGAAACCTGCCGCCGTTGACCGAGTGGGTGTAGCGGAAGAACGCACCGTCCGTGCTCTCTGCCGTCATGCTGTCAAGGAAGCCGGTCCTGAACGTGTAGGCGGCCGTGACCCCATCGGACAGAACCAGAAAGCGGTGGCGGCTCCTGTGCCGGGCATAGCCGTTTCCGAGCCTCATGGACGCGCCAACCCACTGCCCGACGCGCCCCGTCGCGGTCGTTCCCAAGTTGTTGCGCAACCAACCAAAGCCCTCAGCGTCAGGCATGCTTCCGTCTACGTTGGTCCCCGCGCCGGTCCCTGACGCGACCTGCGCGAGGCCCGGGCTTACCCCGGAATTGTAATCCTCGAAGATGTAGTACCGGCGCGGGTTGTTTTCGGGGATCGTCACCAGCGCCATGGTCTCGGTCGGCGACACGGTGTTGTTGACCACAACGAAGACATCCGCTGGATCGCGGGGCCGTGGGACAAGTGGACCAAGGTCGATGTCTGCCATCAATCAGGCCCCGCCTTCAGTAAGGTTGAAGCTCACGATCGAAACCTGCTGGCCAGCCGTGACGCTAGCGCTGTCCATGACCAGATCCGCGCCGCCAGTACCGCAGGTGCCCTGAAATCCACAGGCGCCACCCTGCTTGATCCGAAAATGGCCAAAGGACCCGCTGGCGTCGGCCGTCAGGTCCTGCCAGGTGCCCGCAAGAGCCTTGGCGCCACCAGCTGCAGGATCCATCCAATCTGCCGGCAGGGCGATGGTGGCCAGCACGGTGCCGGTGTCGGCCGCCGCGCAATTTGCTGGTGGGGCCCCAGTGCGCAGCTCCAGCGTCGGGGAGGCGCCGATCGCGGCCTCGATCGCATCGAGGCGGGCGTTGCGGACTGCGACAGAGAACTGGACGGCCATGCAGCGCTCCTACCAGGTGGCGTGTTGCGACCAGTCGCCGGCATCGGCGATGTCGTCGTAGCGTTCAGCGCTGGCGCTCCGGGCGTCTTCCTTCTTGGCGCGGCCGATCTGCAGCTCGAAGGCGCGATCGAGGCCCTGCAGCTTAGACACGGTGCCCAGCCAGCGCGGTCCCAGAAGCATGGCCAGGCGGTAGGCGACGGCCGTCTGGAACGTGGCCGGCAGGATCGCCTCATTGGTGATTTCTTCGGTGTAACGGATCCGCAGTGGTGCCGGATCGCTGGCCCTGAGGCCATCACGATCGAGGCGCCAGCGGGTGGTGGCAGTGCCAACCTCGATCAGGCGCACCAGGTTGCCCGGGGCCTGAAAGAAGTAGGGCAGTTCCGGGTCATCTGCGACGGTCTGGGGGCGGGTCGCCGCCGGCAGATTGGCCAGGGTGCTGGCGAAACTCCAGTCGGCCCGGGCAAGGCACTCGCGCAGGGCGATCGGGTACTGCTCGGCCGCCGATTGCGCCTGTTCGGTGTCGTCGCCAAAGCTGCTGATCGGGGAAAGCTCCATGAACCGCCAGGCCTGGGCAACAATGGTCGAGGTCGCGGCGATCGATGGCATGTGCGGAGCCTTTGGTTTGGCGAAGACCGGGGCCTCGGTGGGCCCCGGTCAATAGTTGGTTGGGGCCGATAACCCCTCAGCGGTAGCGGTAGTGGATCTCGAACTTCATGCTGCCCGCACCGGTCGCGCCGGCGGCGGCATGGGCATAGATCCCGATGTTGCCACCCGGATCAGCCGCAAGGCCGCAGGCCTGCCAGAGGGGCATGCCGTGCTTGGCGTCGCCAACATCGACCGGGGTGGCGATGGCTTCGGTGGCCTTGGTCTGGGTGACCAGGGCGGCCGGGTCCGTGAAGGTGCCGATGCGGATGTCGGCAAAGCCCCAGAGATCGACCTTGAAGAACGTGCGCGTGTCGAGAATGCAGTCAGACGGCAGCTCACCCAGCAGATACTTCGAGGCGGCGCTGTCGGTCGCGCCGTTGGCCATGCTGCCCGTGATGACGATCGGACGGCCACGGGCCAGCTCGGGTTTCGGTTCGGCGCCCAGCGGATCGCTGTCGGCCTTGAAGACGGTGGATTTGAGATTGACGACGGGCATGGTGAAGATCCTTTGCCTGGAATGGGGAAAACGGGCAGGGGCTAGCCCTACCCGTCAGCGGATGCCGGGCCTTACGGCTCGTTACACTCGATGATGACGACGCCTTTGTCCTGCGCTCGGACAGCGTCGAGGCGAGCCCAGACGCGGCAGACCGGCAGGTTTTTGGCCCCAGTGTCGTTCCAGAGATCCCCCTGCAGGGGTTCCCAGACGCCAACCGCGATGTTGTTCTTCGACCACACCGGGCAGTACCTGGTGTTGCCGACTTTGGGCAGACGGTTGGAGTAGATCCAGTTCATGCCCATCAGCATCGTCGGCTTGCCGTCGACCAGCTGCTGGATCTGGAAGGCGTTCAGGGGGGTGGCCGATGCCTCGGCGATCGCCAGAAGGTCATCCTTCTGCTTCGGGCCGATCATGCAGTAGAGGACGTCGCCGTCATCCTCCAGACCAAACTCTGCCTCGTTCAGCTTCAGCTGGGCGGCGCGCAGCTTGGCGACGGTGAGGCCGGAAGCGTTGACCGGGATGGACTGGGCGCCAGGCAACGCGGTGCCGGCGCCGGGCGTCTTTCCTTCGCGGGCATAGCCCATGATGCCGCCATCGGTCACAACAAAGGCAGAGCCCTGTTTGCGGACCCCGAGGATCCGGTCGGCCCAACCGCGTGTGACAGCCATGGTGTGGCCCTTCACGAAATTCGAGGTCGGATCGACAGCCATGTCGAGCTTGTCTTCGATGTCGATGTACTGGCCGCTCTCGATGCAGTCGGGGCGGACCAGCCAGCGGGCGGTGCCGCCGATCGGGTTCTCGACGTTGCGGCGGCTGCGGCCTTCGCCGTAGACGTACTCGACCGCGTTCAGCAGGTCGGCGGCCCGGACGGCCTCGCCTTTGACCATGCTCTCGGTCACGGCGCCCATCAGAGGGTTTTTCTTTTGCTGCGCGACCATGATGACGTTGTCGCGATAGGTCAATTTGTGGTGCTGTTCGACAAGGGACATGAGCCCTCTCCTTTCGAAAACTGACGTTGATGTGTGAGCTTTCGGAAGGGGTGCCCGATCGATGCGGACCCGTCCTGAGGGCCAGCGCCACTGGGCGCATCACCCCTCTGGGTGGCCGTGCTTTCCGGCTGTCATCTGGACCCGATGTCTCGGGGTGCCCGTCGACCATCAGAAAAGACACACTTTCCCTAGTCGGTCAAGATGGCCGGGATACGAGATGTGCCCGCCCCTTGGGAAAGGGCGGGCACATTTTTTTCTTGACACGGAGGTGGAGCGGATCAGCCCTTGGCGGCGATCTTGGTGAGGTTGTCGATTTTCGGCTTCAGCCTCTCCATCGCTGCCCGGTCACCCTTGCTGGTGGCCTCATAGTACTCACCGCCCGGTGCGCGCAGTTTTGCCAGCTCGGCGCGCGCATCAGCCGGCGTCGTCGTGAGGCCGCCCCCTTTGCCTAGGCCAAGTGCCGCATCGTCTCCCAGCATCTCCCCGATCGCATTCATGAACCGGATGGTGTTGGCGTCTCCCAGCTTGTCGGTCAGCACATCGGAAAGGTTTGCCAGGGCCGACATATCGAGGCCCGCCTTCTCCGCCACGGCCTGTGCACCCTGCTTGGCGCGCTGGATGACGGCAGGGGTCTGGGTCCCGAAATCCTTCTCCAGATCGGACATCAGCTGCCGCTTGGCCTCTTCTCCCATTGCGGCCGCCGTGGAGTAGCTTTCCATCGCGCCTTCAGCCTGCAGCGCCACCAGCTCCTGCAGGGCCTCATTGGGCACGCCGTACTTGACCGCGATCGCACGGGCCTTGGCTTCCCGGGCAGTGTCCCAGGGCGCATCCTTCGGCCAGGCCTCTGGTGGGGCGATCTGGTAGGCCGCCTCATCCTTTGGCAGGCCCAGGGCTTCGCGGTTCGCGGCTACCCACTCTGCGTAAGGTTGGTCTTTGGCCGGTTTGTCGAGGATCGTGTCGAGGCCCTTGCCGATGCGCTGCTCTGCAGCCCGGTGGCCTTTCACCATCTTGGGGATGGCCGCAAGCGGATCATCCTCGGTCAACCCGCGCGCAGCCAGCCATTGCTTTTCTTCGGTGCTGAAGCTGTCCGTCTCAAACCATTTGGCTCCCGCCGCCGGGGCGGGCGCCGGTGCTGGGTCGGGTGAAGGCGCCGGGGCCGGCGCCGGCGCGGGTGCAGGAGCCGGCGCCGGGGACGGATCATCGGCAGGGGCAAACGTGCGGCGATCGCGCGCGAAATCAGTCATCGGAATACGGTTCATAGGCATCTTCCTTCACAAGGGCGTTGAGTTCGGTCGGGGTCAGGCTCATCAGCGCCAGGAGCTGAAGGGCCGTGTCGCGGCGCCCGGCCTCATAGGCCAGGCGGGCAGGGTCAGGCAGGGCGGGAGTGGGCCAACCGTCCTGCACCATGGCCGGCTGTCCGGTCAGGACGCCGCCCAGGGTGATCAGATCTGTCGCAAGGCGCGGATCCTTGGCTGCGGCGGCCGTCCAGCGCTTGGCCTTGGCTGCCACCTCGCGCCTGGCAGACCTTGGAAACACGGCCTGGAGGAGGGTGACGGGCGTCCAGATCTTCACGCGGCCGCCCCCTGCCCTTGCGGCGCCAGCTGCGCTTGGGCGCCCGCCAGATCCTTGACCATGCCGGTACCGGCCTGCATCGCCTGCATGGCCTGCATCTGCTGCTGCTGCTGCTGGCGGGCTTCGGTCCGCGCGTCGGCTTCCTCGCGCGACCGGATCAGCCCAGCCGGGGCACCGCGCGCCTCAATCAGGATCTCAAGCGCACCGTCAGGATCGAGGCGGTCACCCAACCGCTGCGCAGCCTCCGGGCTCATCTGCGCCAGTGGTGCGATGTCCTGCAGGATCCGCAGGACCGCGTTGCCCTCCACGCTCCGCTGGGCTGCAGCTGCTGCCGATTTGTAGACGACCTGCAGCTCCTTGCCGGCCAGCCCCTTGGGCGGGGGCGGGATCTGCCCGGCTTTCCAGAGGAGCGCGAAGCGGCGGGCCACCTTGGGCGCCAGGTACTCTTCCTGCAGGCGGCCCTGGTGCGGGGCCCAGAGGCGCTGGCGTTCTTCGGTGATTGCCATGACTTCCGTGGCCGTCATGCCGGTGCGGCCGGCCAGCGACATCAGGCTGTAGTGGAAGGCGTCACGGATCTCCTCCATCACCGCCTGGCGCTCCTGCAGGGTGAGGTTCAGCCGGCCCGACACGTCGAGCGGCTTCAGCATTTCCTGCCCCTGCAGGTTCATGGCGCCGTAGACCACTTTGCCAGGCTGGATCAGGCCAGAGAGGGGCCAGTCGCCCCGATCGGGCGCAAGGATGGTCGGGTCGGCCGCCCGCTGTGCCGCCCGGATGGTGGCGTCCGTCATGCGATGGTGCAGGCGGCCGCTGGCCAGTGCCGCAAAGGCCGGGCCGGTGCCGTAGGTGTGGCCGGTGTCCACATCCCAGCGGGGGGCGAAGAACGGCATTTCGTCGTAGCCGCGGACCCGGATCAAGGTGCTGTCCACCTCGGTCGAATAGCGGGAGTACCAGGCCTTCCCGACCGGGCCCATGCGGCCCTTGCGGAAAGCCATGTTTTTGCCGACCCGGTGGTAGAAGGCAAAGCGGGTGCGGTCCCCCTTTTCTGCCATCTCGGTCAGTTTGGCAGGGGGCTGATCGTCCTTGCCGTCGAACATGCCCAGGGCCTGCTCGGCCGTCAGCATGAACTTGCGGACCACTTCGCAGACCCGGCCATAGGCGTCGATGTCGTAGACGATCTCCGACAGGCTGACGGTGATGTCGAGGATCTTGCGCTCCTCAAGGCGGATCTCGTCGTACTGGGCGGCGTTGCCAAAGGCGGCCACGTCGCCATAGACCTGCTGGGCGGCGGTGTAGAAGGTCGAAACCGACGGCTGAAAGCTGTTCAGCACGATGTCAGTCACCCGGTCCAGCCAGACGCGGTTTTCGTGGTTCTTGTTGGCCTCAGGGTCATTTGAGGCAAGACCACACCAGCGGTTTGCCGGGTTGGTGAGCGTGCCATAGAGGCCTGCCGAGAAGTTGTTCTGGGCATGGATTGGCGCGCTGGACAGCGGCTTTTCGAGGATGCGGCCAGATGGATCGTCGAGGCCAAAGCCACCACGCTGGGGCCGGAACAGGCGGGCGATGTCTGACCACATCTGCTCATGCTGGCTGCGGTCAGTCTTCAGCTCCGACCAGCGGGCCATGTCACGCTCGGCCGTGGTTTTGCCTTCCTCGAAGGCGGACTTCGGGGTCAGGGCGTTCATGCGCCGCCCCCCATGGTGGCGCTGGCCGGGATCCCACCGGGGCCGGTCAGGATGTTGGCGGCGGCGCCACGGCGGCGGCGGCGCAAGCCCGCCTCCAGGTCAGCCTGGCGCAGGGCTTCTTCGTTGTCGTAGGCGGCCACCTGGACGGGCTTCGGTGCCTTCACTTTCGGTACACACATGGGATCAAACCTCCTGAGGTTCTGGGGTTGCGATGGGGTCAGGCGGCAAGGTCGAAGGCTCGAAAAACGGTGGGCGTGTCCAGGCAAACTGGCGGAACGTCGCGCGACCATCCCGACCGAAACCAGGCAGGGTGGCCTCATGCACAAAGCCGATCGCGGCCAACAGCCGCGCGGCGGTAGGGTGCTGCAGCCAGCAGCGCGCCTCGATCCGGTTCACACCGGCCTCAGCGCACCATGCAGGCAGACGGCGCCGGATCGCCACCGCCAGGCGGGAAAGGTCGATCCGATGGCGGACATGGTCAGCAGCCAGCAGTGCGGCTTCAGCCACTCCTGCCTGGCCGGTGTTGCCCAGGGTCAGCACTGCGAAGGGCCGCGCGGCCGGGCCGGAATGGATGATCAGCGACAGCGGTGCGTGCGCCTGCGCGGCCCGCCAGTCGGCGAACAGCGCAAGCGCGGTGCAGGATGCGCCCCTGACCAGCTCGGCCTCGATCTGGTCATGCAGGTCGAGCCGGTTGAAGACGGCCATGGCGGCATAGTCCTCCCAGGGGCGGATCGTGATCATGATCAGGCAGCCGCCTTTGCGATGTATCGACGGGCCGCATTAGCCCAGTTGGTCAGCGCCGTCTCCATGCCCTCGACCGGTTCGGTGCTGATGCCCTCGCATACCAGGCTGATCAGGCCGGTTTCGCCGTCCTTCAGAACCTGCAGGCCATGCAGATCCTGCAGATCGCTGATCAGGCCGGGACGGTGACCCGTCACGTTCAGGTCAGTGATCATCTTGGCCAACCGCGCAAGGGTATCGACATTCAGCTCCGGCTCGGCCGCCGCTGCTGCAGCCGCCTTTTCCGCCTCGACTTTCGCGGCGACCTCTGCCTCTGCGGCGGCGGTGGCTTCCGCCTGGGCCTTGGCTTCCGCCTCTGCAGCTGCTGCCGCTTCGGCCTGTGCCCTTGCTTCCGCCTCGGCCGCCGCTGCCGCTGCTTCCGCCTCCGCCTTCGCGGTGGCCTCCGCCTCAGCGGCGGCGGCTTCAGCCTGGGCCTTGGCTTCCGCCTCCGCAGCTGCTGCCGCTTCGGCCTCTAGATCCGTGGTCTTTGCCTTCGTCATTGATCAGTCTCCGATGTGGGTTTGGGTTGGTCCTGGAGCTCCTTGATCCGTCGATCGAGGAGGTAGGCAACGTCTTCACTCATGCCCTGCGAACGGCGAGGCATCAGGTCCTGCATCTGGCGGATCGCGTCGTACGCGTCCGCCTTGGGCGCCAGCTGATCGATAGTGCGACGCAGCGTTTTGATCTCGTGGCTGGCGCGCTTCATCATCTGGATGGCTTCGCTGTCATGCATCGGTCAGCCCTCCGCCTTGGGGGCGCGGCCCTCGATGTCGGCGCGGACAAAGCAGTCCTTTGCCTCCAGCAGCTTGCGCAGCCCAGCGGTCTTTTCCGGGCCTTCAGGCAGGCAAGCATCCATCTGCCGGGCCAGCTCGGCGACGGGCGCGCTGATCTCCTGCAGCTTGGGGGGAAGGTGCTGGTATTCAAACCAGCGCAACATGCGGTTCATGGTCAATCTCCATAGGGGTTGAGTGGGTCATACCGGGTGGACAGCCCCCCGGCAGGCTCGGCAGGGCGGCCCCAACGGCCGCCATCTTGCCCGTCCGGCCCGTGGCCCTGACGGGGGAAACTGATCGGGCTGAGCCCGTTGGCCTTGTGCTGGGACAGGGCCAGATATTGCAGCCCGTCCATCACGTTGGCTTCGGTCAGGCGCTTGTCCGGCACCTTGCGCTTGTCGCCGCTGGCGTCGTTGTGCTTCTGCCCCTTGCTGTCGACCTGGTCGGTCCAAACGTACCGGGCCTCAAAGCCCCGGATCAGGAACTTGCAGCTCGGATCGATCAGCAGACCGGGCCGGCCGCCCTGGACGAACTCCAGTGCAGCCCGCACCGCTTCCAGTCGGGGCTGGATCCGGTTGGTCCCGATGCGCTGCGGGCGCACCCGGAAGCCTACGGTCTGCCCTACGATCTTGTTCCAAGTCGCGTTTTCATCGGTGGCGTGCGATGCGCCTTGTTCGCCGGCCATGTCGCCCCAGCCATCCCCCAGGCGCAGGTGGGAAAACCGCTTCTGGATCAGCTCGGCCAGCCGGCGCCCGAACTCGGCCGCCATCAGCCGCTCATTCGGGAAATGCAGCTCGGCTAGGATGGTCCAGTGGTAGGGCGTATCGAACTGGCCCAGCACGGCCGCACCCTTGAAGCCCTGGTCGAGGCCGATCAGGAGGGGGAGGCCGGGATCCGGGGCGATCGTGGCCTCGGCCACATGGATCCTGCGGCTGAACTCCCTGGCGAACACGGGCTCGCCGGCGCGCAGGTACGTCGTCCTGTTGTAGACCATGCGGTTGGTCACGTCGGACTTGCCCGCCAGGCGGTTCAGGGCGATCTGCAGCTCGTAGTAGCCGGGCGAGAGGTTCTGCAGGTTTTCCGTGCCGGGCTCGCCATAGCCGGGCTGCCGGTGGAAGGTCAGCCGGATCGGCTTTGCACCCTCAGGCAGGGTGGCCGTCAGCTGCTTGGCGATCTCCTCACGGCCCTTGTCATCGTGGAAGACCTTGAAGGTCCAGTTGTCCTCGTCAGGCGCGTTGAAATCGCAGTCGATCTGCCCGTAGCTGCGCTGGTCGGCCGCGTAGCCCTCGAAGTGCTGGCGGGCGGGGTAGCGGTTGATCCGGCCGACGCCAAAGGTCAGGGTCTCCAGCGGGTTTGTGTCCGCCTCGCTGATGTCCAGGTCGGTCACCTGCAGGCCGCGCAAGCTGGCGGCGATGTCGTCGCCAAAGGCCATGAACTCGGCGATGAAGTCGATCTCGCCGTACTCGTCAGAAAACCGGATGTGGTGGCGCACCGGGTCACCACGGCCGCCAGACCAGGCGCCCAGCTCCTTGGGGAAAGTTTCCAGGTAGGACGGGATCACCGTGGCCCAGAGCTGGCGGTAGGTCTCGCGGACGAAGAGGCACTTGTAGTACCGCACCCCGTCGATCACCGATCGAGGCATCATCCGGGCCCGGCGCAGCTTGCGGCGCATCTTCGTCGTCGTCTTGCCGCTGCCGACCGGCCCCTGGATGGCCACCACGTCGGCGTCATCCCAGTAATAGGCCTCGGCCACCGGGCCGGGGAACTCAAACCGGGTGTCATCAGGGATATTGCCTTCGGCGAAATCGCCGTCTAGGCTTGCCACAGCCTCACTTGCCGACATTCCTGCCAGCATCTCTGCACGCGCAAGAACGACTTCGGGGCTCAGGGTCGCGGGGTTCATGTCCGCACCCCCTCGGCCAGACGGTCCGCCCGGTTTTCCGGGGCAGCCAGAGGCCTCTCCCCCCTACCCCCCTGAGGCGCGACCACTGTTCGCGATTTTTTTCCGGGCGTGGTTGGGCCGGAAAGTCCGTATGGGGTCACAGAGGGGGGGAGAGAGACTGGCGCGCGGACGCCCCCCCGGGGGTCGCGGCGCGGGCGCGAGGCCCGGCAGGCGCAAGGGGGGGTGGGGGTTGAGGCCAGCGCCAGGGCGCCGCCGATCGGCAGGGCGAGGCCGCGCGACTGCTGATTTTTGATCAGCCGGTTACGTCCGAATTGTGCCAATGATTTCATGTGCTTGGCCCTTCCGTCCGACTGGCGCTGTCCGACTGGTCGGATGCGCCTTGGCTAACCCCTTGATTTTGTTGGACCTGCGCGGGCATCGGTGGCGGACCGATGCGGCGGTCCTGCGGGGTCACGTCGCGGGCCTGATCGCCAGGGCGAGAGGCGGGTTGCTGCACCGGGCTGGCCACGAAGACCGGCACCACGGTGGTGGGCGAGGCGTCGGGCGTGACCTTGCCCAGGCCGTAGGGCAGCAGGCTGTCCGCCGCCTTCACGGCCGCCGCGTAGATCGTGGTGAAGAGGGTGACCCGCTGCGCCATGGTCGCGCTGGTGTCCAGCTTGACCTCGACCAGCGCGCCGTCGCGGATCACCTGGGCGGTCTGCCGCGCCCCGGCCTCGGCCCAGGCCAAGACCTGCTCGGTCCGCTGCATGGCGAAGAGGAACACATCCTCGGTCGACGCCATGCCCGCGATCTGGATCAGCTGGTCCTCGGGCATCCGGTAGCCTTTGGCCGCGCACCAGTCGCGCAGCTGGCTGGTGATCTTGCCCTTGCCGCGCGGCGGGCGCTGACCCTCGGCCGGAACAGCCACGGGGCCGGTGTCGGGCAACAGCGTCAGCTGCTCGCCAGCCGCCCGTGCCACATCGATGTTCCGGGCAGCCTGCGCGGCCAGATCTTCGAACTGGGAACCCTTCGGCATCGTCAAAACCCCCTCAAATCGAGCGATTTCAAGGGCTTGACCCAAGCTGCAACGGCACCTGCAACGGCTGACCGAACAGGCGTTGCAGACAGAACCTTGGTAAACCCCTGCTTTTCTTCTTTCTTTTCAGGAAGATAGAGGAAGAGAAAAGAGAGGGTGCAACGCTGCAACGCTGCAACGGTCGCGCATGTGATCGCGCAGGCGCATGCACACGAGTGGCGCGCGCGCGTGTACGTATGCGCGCGAGAGGCGTTGCACCGTTGCAGCTTACGTAAGCCTTTGATCTTGAAGGAGAAAAGCTGCAACGGAAGGTGCAACGGTCGAAGGGCTCTATCCGTTGCACCGTTGCAGCCATTTGCGACATTTGCCGTGTCGCTTTCGGGATAGACAGCCCCGAACCCTTGGCCGCAGGCACGCCCGCGCAGCGCAATGATGGCACCAATAGGGGTACGGGGCAAGGGCGGCGAAAACCGCGTGTGGCTAAGGCCTTGAAGGACGCGCGCATCGGTCATGCGAAGTCGGATGCCTCGATTGGGGGAAGGTTGGGGGGCGTAGTGCTCTTGTCGCGGTCCATCGGGAACGACAGCATGCCCGGCATGGATTTGAACGGGATGCGCCAACCGCGCGTCGGAACGCACGAGAGCTTCATCGATGTCTCCGGCGCATAGGCGCCGGCCACGCGTGCGGCTGACTGCTTCCAGACGGTCTTGGCCCATTCGCTCTTGGCGAACAGGTCCAGAAGGCCCTGGATGGGCGCGTTGGCGAGGAACAGCTCGGCCTCCTGGCCCTTACCGTAGACCCGCATGCCGAAGTTGGCCAGCTTGGCGTTCAGTGCCTTGGCGTACTCGTCCTGGTCGGCCCAGGCATCGCCCATGAGGGTCTGGACGGCGCCGGGCAGCTGGGCAGCGGCCATCAACCATTGCGCCACCGTATGCTGCTCGCCGCGCCGATAGATGTCGATCCGCTGGGTCAACAGGTGCATCAGCATGCCGTCGGCATCAGATCCCATGTCCGCCACCTCGGCGCGGATCAGCTTGGCCACCCGGCGCGACCAGCTGGTCAGCTCGTCGGCCGTGGGCAGGGCTGCGTTCAGCGCCATGTCGGCCATGGCAAGGGTGGTGGCCCAGTTGTCGCCGTTTCGACCGCTGATGCCCTCTACCGCGAAGGCCTCGCGCCAAAGCTCCAGACGCTGTGCCCAGGTGGGCCAGCGATCGATCAGCACGCGCTTCAGGGCGGCACCTTTGGAGCGCCAGGTGTCGGCGCGCAGGACTGGTGCGGCGGCACCCTCGGGCAGGGCATTAAGGGTCAGGATGATCAGGCGCGACAGATCCTGCGGCTTCAGCTCACCCGGGATCAGGATCGAGGAGAAGAGGAAGGTCGAATAGACGTTGCCGCCGGCGCCCTTCTGGTCGCTGGATCCCCGGAACCACTGACCGCCCGACGAAGCGACACGCGCCAGGGTGATGATGTCCTTCTCTTTCGAGGATCGATCGTCACCCGGCTCCAGCTCGTCCAGGGCAACTGGCAGGGATCCGTGGCCGATGCGGCTGGTGAGGCCGGACTTGGTGGCGTCATTGGACTGTACAAGGCCCTTCTCGCCCCCGTGCAGGTGCTTGATCAGGGTCTGGAAGGTGGACTTGCCTGATGCCTTGCCGCCGGTGATCCAGACGGTCGGCCGCCATTCCAGCGCCCCGCCCAGCATCTGAGTGCCGATCACGCCCAGTGCGGTCATCGCATCGATGTCGCGCGCCCAGTTCCATGTCGACAGCGTCTCAAGAATGCTGGTGCCAGGGCTGGCGCCATCGCGCATCGTCAGCGCGGGCTTGGGGATCGAGGGATAGGCCGGGTAGATCCTGCCATGATGCGTGGCAGGATCTCGGTCGCCTTCAGCCGTGATCAGGACATCGCCGGCATGATAGATCAGCCCGCCATCGTCATCGACCCATGCGCCAACGCCCCGGATCGCGCCCTCAGGATCGAAGAGGCCCAGCTCGCCACAGGCGGCCATCATTGCGAAAGCCGCCTTGTCCGCCTCGAAGTCGTCAGGCTTGCGCTTCACGGCGCCGGTGTCCTTGTCGATCGTCACCTTGGCGAAGTTGGCAAAGAGACTGGGCAGCCGGTGCGCAAAGAGCTGGGCGATGGTCTGCCGTTCATGCTTTCCGATCGCGCGCAGCTGGCCCAGGGCGTCGAGGTAGTAGCAATGGGCGCCGTTCACCCCCAGCGGCTTCACCGGGCAGCCATCCCAGATCTCGCCCTTCGGACGTAACGGCTTGCCTCGCCGGGGTGGGGGGGCGTCGTCCGGATCTCGATCGTCGCCGGCGTCGGGGCCGGGATTGCCGTCACCATCAAACGATCGGGGATCTGCCTTCGGGTCGGCGCGGCGCTTGGGCTTGGGACCGGGCTCGGCCGCCACTGGCGGCTCCTCGATCTCGGCCGCCAGGGCAGCGACGGGGCGCAGGGGCGTGACCTTGCCCTTTGATCTGGGCTTGGGCTTAGGCGTTGGATCAGGCAGCCAATCGTCGGCCGTGCCCGTGGGCGCGGCCGGGTGGATGAAGCCAGGGCTGTCGGGGTCTGCGGTCACGACGTGAGGGCCTCCAGCGGATCGCAGCTGTAGCCGACGGTCACATGGGGGTTGGCTTCGGCCATGATCTCTGCCGACCCGGCGCCGGCGATCGCGCAGGTGCGTTCGTCATAGGTTTCCGCCCAAGGCATGGCGATCGAGGTGCCATCGGGAAAGAGGAAGATCAGGACCAGGGCGAATTTCATGTGAACTTGCGCTCACTTTCCATGCGGCGAAGGGCCTGGTCCATCGTCTCGCCGGGCTGGAGAGAGTAGCAACAGCCGATCGTGCCGCCCTTCCACGAGCCAGTACGTTCGCCGACCTCATCGCTGAACTCCACGTTGATGCTTTCCTTGATCCAGGTCGGCCATCCGAAGCGCTTGAAGGCAACCCAGCAAAGGACGTGCCGGCGCTTTGAGATTGTGGCGTACCGTTCCTGAACTTCGCCAGATCGCAGGACATAGGTGTAGGCGTACTTTTCCTGGTAGGGTTCGGCGTCATGGTCGCAGACGCTTACCCAGGACCGATCTGCAAGTTGCTGTTCATATCGCAGCGTGTGGGGCCACCACGGCCAGTCGAACTGCTTGCGGCGGAGACCCCAATGCAGGATCAGCCCGAACTCGCTTGATGCATAGGCCGACCATTGCGGTTCATCGCCGCAGACATATTCCCGATCAATGATCCCAAGCGGGATCACGGCCGTTAGCCGCCAGAGTTTCAGGAAGAACATGCGATCCCCCTTATCCTCGTCATTGCTATGAACGTGGATGCCAGCGCCGAAATCCCACCCGCGCTTGCCCCAACTGATTTCGACAGCTTGGCCGTTTTGCAGCCAGGCGCGCCACATGCCGGGTTCCTTGTGGGTGTGCCGGAAGATACTCATGCCGCGCCCTCCTTCTGTTCTTCAGCCAATGCGCGCATCAGCGCGTCGTTCAGATCTTCGCCGGGCCGGTCGGATTTCCAGACGCGGACCAGGCGGCCCTTGCCCTGGTGCTGTCGGATCGCCTCGGCCAGCTGCTCCTGCGCCTGCTCGGCCAGGTCGTGATCCGTGATCAGGACAACCTCGGTCACCTCTGCCGGCAGGCCGACGTGGCCCATGTTGGAAATGCTGTAGGCCGCCAGGACGCGGGCCTCGGGTCGCAGGATCCTGGCTGACAGCGCGGTCTCGATGCCCTCGGCGATGTAGACGCGCGTTCCGGGCGGGCAGCGGTTCAGCGGCGCGCCCTTGCCACCCTTCGGCCCAAGACCGGATGACAGTCGGATCGCGCAGCCGTCGCCCCAGGCGTAGACCTTCTTTGCCGGCAGGAACTGCCCTTCCTCTGAGGGGTGCGGGATCTTGATCTTGGTCCAGCGGCCGGTGTCGGGATCAATGCGCAGCCAGGTGCGATGCACCGCGACGATGCGGCCCTGCAGGTTGGTCATCGCCGCCACCATGGCGGGGGCGTCGAACTCGATCACCTCGCCCGTGGACTTGTCCTCGAAATGGTAATGGCACTTGGCCTGGTATCGCAGGGCGCGGGGCTGGTGACCGATCGTTGCCAGATCGATGCCGCGCGCCTTCAGGTAGAGGTCGACCGGGGTGGTGGCGATCGCAGGCTCGGCCGACAGCCACATGGCTTCGGCGCGCCGGCTCTTGCGGTCATTCTCGCGGCGCTGGTTGGCCTCGGCCTCGGCCCGGCGCGCCTTGGCAGCGGCAAGGGCCACCTCGCGCTGCTTTTGCTCGGCCGGGCTGTCGATCGCCAGGCCAAGGAAGTGGCGCGCCTCGCGCAGCTGGTCGACCATGTTGGGAAGGCCCAGCCGAAGGCCGATCAGGTCGAACGGGTCACCATGCTGGCCGGTGGCGTAGTCGGTCCAGTTGCCTGCCTTGTTGCCGGTCAGGTTGATCACGAAGGATCCAACAGAACGATCAGGGCGGCCGGGATTGAGGGTGAAGTACTTGCCCTTGTCCTCATAGCTGCCCTTGGCCGGCGGGGCGTAGTGATAGGCAAACTCGCCCATCCGCCCGATCAGCAGCTCCTTGATCTCCCCAATCGAGTATGTCTGCCGGCCGCCGTTCATCGATCAGGCCTTTGCCGCCAGCGATTTCAGGGCCTCGAACACGGCCTCGCGGCTGAAGCGGCGCTGCTTCTTGTCGTTTGCATCGGTGTAGAGGCCGGTCAGCGCGTCGAACCGCGGCTTGATCATGTTGGCCTGCATGGTCAGCTGCAGGGCGATCTCGTTGGGTGCCCAGCCGGCGATCGACAGCTCCATCAGCTCCAGATCTCGATCGAGGGTCCAGCCACCCTTGTCGGGCAGTGCCATCAGGTGGGCCGTGACAGGATCTGCGATGTGTTCCGGCTTGTGCCAGGCCTTCGCGGGCTCTGCCTGAATTGCTGCCTGGGTGTCACCCTCGGCGGTGTTCGGTTCTGGAGTGGTGGGAAGGTCTTCTGGCTCGTCAAGGAAGGCATCGCCCAGGGCCAGCGCCTCATCGATGCGCGCCTTCAGTTTGTGGTTGCTGCGGAAGTGCGTGCCTGGGTGCGGCCGGCCCAGCTCATCTGCAGCCGCCTTGATCGCTGCCGATTTGGTCAGGCCCAGACGGGTGACGCCCATGACGACCAGCATGACCAGCCGGGCATCCTCCTCTTCGGTCCAGATCGCCGCGCCACTGAAGGTGCGCTCATGGTTGATGGTAGGGCTGTTGCCAGCGGCGGGCAGGCTGGGTGCTGCCTTGATGGACGCCGCCAGGCCCGAGATCTTCGCAACAGGGGCGACGGGGGGCGAAGCCGCTGCCTGTTGCTGCCCCCCGTCGCTGTCTTCCGCCTCGGTCACGGCCTCGGAAACCGTGCTGCTCACTAAGGCGGAAGGTTGGGGTTCGCCCCCGGCCGGTCCCTTGACGGCCGGGGGCGTTTCCACGGGCTCGGGCGGTTCGGGCGCCACGGCGCCGGTCTGGTCCGGCGCGGCCTCGGTGGAAGGGGTTTCGGCGAGCTGCCCGAATGCGGCAGGCATGACGTTCACCAGTGTGATGCGGGTCGGCTGACCAGGCGTCAGGTCGAAGATCGGATCAAGCGGGGCCAGATCTCGGCCGACGGTTTCCAGCGCTTTCAGGTCATCGGCCAGCCTGGTCAGCTGATCCAGTGTCAATTCATTCAGCGGCATTGGCAGGCTCCGGTGCGGGTTGCGAAAAGTCGGTGTTTTCCTCGGGCCAGATCGCAGCGGCCGCCTGTGCGGCGCGCGACATGAACACCGCCTGGCAGGCGTGATCGAGGTGAAGCCGCCCCAGCAGCAGGGACATGCTGCCCGGTGCATCGATGTTGTTCACCACGGCCTGCACGGCCTCGGCCAGCGGCCCGATCATGACATGATCCTGATTAACCAGCGGCAGAGTGCGGCGCACCTGGTCGATGATCAGGGCATGGTTGGGATCCGTGAACCGGGCGCAGGCCAGCCAGCCGCAAAGGTTGATCAGTAGCTGATCGTGCAGGGTCAGGCGGACAGGGTCGCTCATGCCAGCACCCGCACCGCCACGATGCACATCCCGAAAACGACGAACGCGATCAGCCAGATCAGCAGCATCACGACAATGCCTTTGAACAACGGGCTGATTTTGGGGATCGGATCGAAGTCATCCATCGATGTCGCTCCTGAAGGGCAGCTTGGGCTCTGGGGGAGACACGGCCAGGCGCACACCGCGCTCCAGCTCGTCGCCCAGAAGCGCCAGCGCCTCGGGATTGCGGCGCTCCATTTCGTACATGGTCGAAAACCGGACGATGACCGGGTAGGCTGGATGGTCCTTCAGCAAGAGCTCCTCGGCCTTGACCCGCATGTCCTCGACATCCTGATCGGTCAGCTGCTGCGTGCGCGCCTTCAGCGCCACGGCAAAGGCGGCCATCAGGGCGGCGACATGCGGATCACCCATGGCCGGGATCTCCAGTGTTCAGGCATGGGGGGAGTGACCCCCCCATGCTCGCGACCCTCGACGCTTGCCTGTCCGCCGGGGCCGTACCGGGGGGCCTAATCCCCGGATGCGAGATAGAAGGGGCGGCCAGCGCGAAGCCGGCCACCAGGTACGCAGCCCGAACTCCAAGAGAGGAGGCAGTATGGGCTGCGGGGAACATCATGCTGCGGCCTCGGCCTGGGCGGGGCGGCGGCTGGTGAAAGCCGGGGCAGAAGTAGACACGGGTTGCCCCTGCCGTGCGGCAAGGATCCCGTCGATCTCCTCCTCGGGGGCGCCCCAGATCAGGTGGTCTGCCGTGAGGCCTAGGCCGTTGGCGGAGGAATGGGCGAGGATCAGGCGGATTACCTCGACCGACGGCAGGTCGCCTGGGCGGCGGCCATCACGTTCTCGTCGCCAATGATATGCGGCCTTCATGCCGTAACCGATGGCTGGGCCGAGAACTTCGGGGGGGCCGATCAAACGCTCACAGCACTGCATCGGGGTCAGAGCCCGCGTGTGTGCGTCGTGATTTGGTGTGGTGTCATGGGGCATGACGCAAGATGTAGCGTCAGAGTGATAGTCTTGGCAACTATCTTTTATAGATCAACTAGCAAGTAATTTCAGTTACGCCGCCTTACTTACAGCGCCATGGATGACAAGTGGTTCAAACAACAGCAGAAGCGCGTTGGCGTAACTGCCGATGACATCGCCCGGAAGATGGGTCGTACCCGCGCGAACGTCTCGCACATACTTACCGGACGCCAGCGAATGTCTCTGGACTGGGCAAAAGCTTTTTCCGAGGTCCTCCAGGTGCCGCTCGCCACTGTGCTGGAGAAGGCGGGCGTCACTGACGCGCCGACATTGCAGGCAGTCACCCCAGGGTTTGCCGAGAGCGATGCGGCGCCATGGGTGGCCGGACCAGAACCGACAAGCGCGCGGGAGGTCTCGACTGTTGCGCAGGCGCTCGGAGGGAACCGACCCGGAGTAGATGTTTGGAGAGTGAAGGGCCAAGTCATGGCTCTCTATGGGCTTTTGGCAGGTGATTTTTTGTTGGTTGATAGCCATCAAGCGGACAAAGTGAAGCCTGGAGACGTTGTGGTTGCCCAAGTCTACAGCCCAAAAGGCGCGACGACAGTGCTTCGTAGGTATGAACCGCCAGTGCTGATTTCGGCAAGTACTGACCCTACAGAGGGAAAGGTGCACGTCGTTGACGGGATCAACGTGGTGATCAGGGGCAAAGTTGTGGCCAGCTGGAGAGTATGATGCCTCTGACTTTAAAAGATTTTCCACAGGACGCCGAAGAGCGCCGCGTGTTTGACGAGGGCTATTCCACGGGAAGAGAGTGGGTGATGGTTGCGGCAATGCTCTTGCCGGCCGTGCCATTCTTCCCAATTTGGTCGCCGATGCGAGACACCCTTGGCCCTGAAGGTGCAGCATTGATCGTGATCGCAGCTCAGTTTGTATCCATTCTCACCGTACCTGATTGGGTCATGGCCAAGAGAGCTCACCGCGCCTTAGCGGCTTTTCGCAAGTCTCGGCCCGTTCCGATCGAAGAGGCTCATCCGTCGCCATCTAGCGAACCCTGGGACAATGGTCGGAGGTATGATCTTCGAGGTGGGTTCACGCTCTGGCTGGATGACCTGCAAGGAAAAGCTTGGGCTCGCAATGCCGGATTGACGCCGACGATGGCTGAGCCAGCTGACGTGAGGAAGTACTTTGCTGTTCTGCAAGTGATCCTAGATGACCGGGCCTATCTTGGCTCGGCTTCTGCCATGGCATACGAGCTCCAGCTTTTGTTGGCCAAAGTCATCCTTAATCACCGGCGAGAAGGCGAGTTCTTTCGAGACAACCCAGCACCGACGATCGCTGGTCGGCTGCACAGCTACAGCCAAGAGCGGGCCGATCGGCAAGTTAAAAATAGCGGCTGATTAGCGTTTCTATTTTTTATAGTTGACAGTGTAAGGGTGTAACCCCTAACTCCTGTGCACAGCCTTTTGCACAGGAGCCTCCCATGCCTGACCAATCTCTTGCCGCCGGTTTCCCGTTCATCCCGAACGCACGGCCGCATGCCATCAATGATCGCCAACTCGACCAACTCGCCCAGCTGGGCGAAGACGCCCGGCACGGCAATGTGACCCAGGCGGAAGCCGAGTGGGTCCTGTCTACCTGCGGCCCGCTGCTGCGTGAGCTGCAGATGCGCCGCGCCGTGATGGCCCGCGCTGGCCTTCCGATCGAGGCCTCGAATGTGGTGGTCATCGGGCAGGCACGCTGATGGCCTTCAACTTCTATCACAGCATTTCGACCGACGAGATCGCCCGAGAAATGAGCAATGACCCGGTCGACACGCTCCACATCCTCACTGAGCTGGCCAACATCTTCGACGACGCCGGCGATGCCGATGACTTTGCGGACCAGGTCGCCGCGCGCTTTGACAGCCGCACCGCCGAAAAGCTGGTACCGCCCTTTCTCAGGCTGATCGCAGACAGGCTCGATGCCTGCATGGAGGTCGCATGATCGGCCCCAGTCACCTCCTTCCTGCCCGGATGACCCCTGACGAACAGCGCGGCTTTCGCATGGCCTGCGCCTGCTTTGCCACCTGGGGCTATCAGCTGGCAGCTGAGCCCAGCCTAGCCGGCTCGGCTGAGACCGACGAAGTGCGCAGCCGGTTTCGCAAGCACGGCCGCGTGGTGGCTGCGATGGCAGCCGCCCTCGATCGCCAGCTCGGGCAGGGCGCCAACACTCACGACATTCCGGTCGAGGCAGTGATCGAAATCGCCTCGCCAGTCTGACTGCAACACGTTCAACCAAGGGAGACGACCATGAAGAAACTGACTTCCATCCTCGCCACCGCCAGCCTGCTGCTGGCGACGGCCGCTTCCCCGGTCTTTGCCGGTGGTCCCGTCATTGTCGAGGAGGCAGAGGAAGTGGCCGTCGCCCCGCGCGCACATCGCGACCTTGTGCCGCTGATCCTGCTTGGCGTGGTGGTCGCGGCGATCGTCGCCGGCAGCGGCAACAGCAATTGCGTCACTCCGGAAACCCCGCCGTCTGACCGCTGCAGATAGTTCGCTGGCCGGGGCTGTCCGCATGGCGCTGCTCGCCCATGCCCCCGGATCTCGCAACCCCACGGCCGAAGGGACAGCGCGGCCGCATGAGAAACTGAGGAGAGGTAAAACATGCAGGATTGGAGCCCGATCATTCTTATGGCGCTGGCGGCCGGCGGCGTCGCTCTGACGCTGATGCCACCCCGCGCGCCGCGCATCAGGTCGCGCGAAGAGATCCGCGCCGAATGGCGCCGTGAGCGCCGGCATTGGGGCGGTGCACCCGATCTGCGGGATGGCGACGAATGAACCTCCCCAGCTTCATCAATTCCGCCCAGGTCGCGCAGCTGCTTGACCTGCCCTCGGCTAACAGCTTCCTCGCCAAGCGGGACGAGCTGGAGGAACTGGGCTTCCCGGCGCCCTGCCCTTGGTCCTCTCGGCCACTCAAGTGGAGGGCCGACCTGGTGCAGTCATGGATCGAGGCGGTCACCCGCCGCCGCATGCCGGGCCAGCGCCCTCAGCTGGTGGTGTCCAATGACTACCTCATGGAACGGGCGGCGACGGCATGACCCGAAAGCCCAAAGGCCCGGTCGGTGACCCGCCGCCCCGCCTGCGACAGCGCCAGCGCGCCGATGGCAGCTGGCGCGTCTGGTGGGAGCCTGAGACGGCCATCAAGAAACTGGGCTTCACCACGGTGGAGCTGCCGGCTGACACGCCCCTGAAGGCAGCACGGGAAGCGCGCAAGCTGAATGACCAGGTTGACCAGGCGCGCCTTTCCGGCGGTGCCCCCCGGGCGAAGCGCGGTCCGGTTTGCATCGAGGACGTGGTCGAGGATTTCAAGAAGTCTGTCCAGTGGGGCGAGCTGGCCACCAAGACCCGCGAAAGCTACGGCAAGAGCTTCCGTCTGATCATTGCCAAATGGGGCAGCGAACCGGTCGCGGACTTCACCAAGCCGATCGCGCGCACCTGGTACGAAAGCCTGCATCGCGATGCTGGCAAGTGGCAGGCAGCTGCGCTGATCCGCCTGATGTCCATCCTGTTCAGCCATGCTGAGCTGCGCGGCTGGCGCCCGGAAATGTCGAACCCCTGCTATCGCCTCGGCATCACCATTCCCAAGGGCCGTAGCCGCGTGGCCAGCTGGGATGAGTACGACGCCCTGCAGGCGGCGGCGGTGCGGGTGGGCTTGCCCTCGATCGGCGTCCTGGCGGCGCTTTCGTTCTTGGCCGGCCAGCGCGAGACCGATTGCTTCATGGCCACGCGGGCAGAGTTTGCCGCCCAGCCGGTTCTCTGGCCGGGCGCGGCCGGGCCAGTCGATGTTTGGGTCTGGGATCTGTCGCGGTCGAAGACCGGCGCCTCTGGCAAGATCATGCTGCACCCTGAGCTGGCGCCGATGGTCGCGGGGATCCTGAAGCGGCCGGCGCCGGATGACGCTCGCCTGGTGATCGAGGAACGGCTCGGCCGACCCTATGACGAAGATCTGTTTCAGTCGCGCTGGGGCGAGGTCCGGGCGGCCGCGATCGCCGGGGCAGAGGGTGTGGATCCCTGTCCTACCTTGGCCAGCCTGCAGTTCAGGGATCTGCGCCGGTCCTTCTCAGCGCATTCGCGCAGGGGCGGGGCCTCGGTCGATGACACTGGCGACGTGCTGGGCAACAGCGCTGCGAAGAATGCCCGGATCAAGGGCACGTACATGCCGGCCGAGTTTTTCACCGCCGCCCGCGCCGTCGCGGCCGTGGCAAGGCCTGAAAGCAAAGAGGAAAGGAAAGAGGCGTGAGAGGCACCCCCCCCAATCGGAAGGTCGTGTTCGAGGATCTGCGGGTAATTGAAGCATTGCAGGCCCTAAAAGCGGCCGTGCTGGCGGTGAACGGCGACAAGGAAGTCGTCAGCGAAATCCTTCTTTTCGATGTGCGCAAGCACGATGGCAAGACAGGCATGGCCGTGTTGAACATGAACGTCTGCTCCTGCCCCGCCTGCATCAATCGGTTCATCGACATGCTGGGCGGTGAGCTGAATGAGGCGGCGGGTCAGTACGTGACCGGGAAGAAGAGGGCGCTGCATTGATGCCCGGTGGTATCATTCACAACCCGGAGCTCAGCCTAGCTCTGTTCAGCACCGGCGCGTTCTCAGGGCTTGAACCCTGCCCGCGCTGTCACGGGATTGACCAGTGGCCAGAGGTCAGCCTGGACGACAGCAACTACGGGATCTTCTGCGCGACCTGCGATTGGGTCGGCCCGCGCGCCTCAGCTGCTGATGGCAATCCTGATGAGGCGATCGCGGCCTGGAACCGCGAAGCCCGCCAGATCCGCCAGGCGCGGACCTTAGGTCTAGACGTCAACTTGGTTCAGCCGATGGAGGTCAGCTGTGGCTGATCTCCAGATCATAGGCAGCGGCACATCCTTCGCCCTTAAGCGCGGCGACCAAGTCGTCGCTGGCCCCTACACCAGCCACGGCAATGCAACGGCCGCCCTGCGCGGGGTCGAGGCCAGGCTGCAGCCCGTCACCATCTGCCGTTGCCTCGGCTGCGGCCAGCAATTCAAATCACGGGGACGGGGCAACCGTCTCTGCAGCACATGCAGGAGGGACGCATGAAGGACTTCGACGAAGATCTGTTCAAACCCCTGTCGGCCAAGGTCGGCCGCAAGCAGTACGCCTCAGGCGGCCGGGAGATCACCGGGGGCTACGCGCGGGGCGGGGATCACAACAAGATCGTCAAGGCAGTGGCGCGCCGCAAGGCCGATGCCCAGCGGGCGCGGAAGGCTGGCCGGCAATGAGCTTCCAAGGCAAGAAGAACATCTACGTCTGCCAGAAATGCGGGCACGGGTTTGTGTCGATCGACATAGACGAGGGCGTCACCCCTTTCATGACCGGCTGCCTGCGCGTTGGCTGTGCCGGTTGGGCACAAAGCTTGCTCTATCGGGCGGATCCCATGCTCAAGGATATTCCGGCCGCATTAGAATGGTACCGGCCTGCCACGCTGGATGTGCTGAAACACAGCGTCCAAGTGCACGTCGAGAAAGGCGGTCTGATCTCACGACCGACGATGGTAGGGCAGTGAGCGCGCGGGTCGTGGCGGTCACCGCGTTGTTGTCCGATGTGATCAGAGATCTCGATCCGACCGATGATCTGCAGCCGTCAGAAATGGCGCTGCTTGAGCTGCTGCATCCCAGCCTGGTCGAGCTGCACCGGATCAACCGTCTGGCCATCGCCGAAATGAACGCGCTTGCTCCCGCGCTGCTGGCGGGCCTGACATGATTTGGTGGCCATGGATCCTTGCTGCTTTCGCAGCCGGCGTCGTCGTAGGCGGCATACTTCTGGTGTGGTGCCTGCTCGACTGGGTCCTCAAGATACAGGATGCCCGGGCAGAGGGTCGGCGCTGGTCGCGCTGAAATCCCGGCCTAGCCCCGGCGTCTCGGCGCCGGGGTTTTTTCGTACTTGATCTCTTTACTGGTCGCGGTGGGCTGTCGCGGGATCTGCACGTTCGACCTCAAGCCCGTCCGGGAACGGCACCTTGTTGGCGACCAGCCAATCGCGAACCTCGCCCCAGATCTCGGCCGCGCCGCAGTTGCGTTGGCCAAGAACGCCCTCAAGCTGACGGCGCAGATCTGGCGGTACAGAGTACGTCCATGACATTGGTATCCTCCCATGATCAACAAGGTGAGCGACCCTCCCTGCACACACCAAGTTGCGGAAACGCATGGGGTTACCCACGAGGTGTGGTGCTTGGTTTGTCACGACGGGTTCTCTCGGACTCGACTCGAACGAGAACATCAGGTAAACAGAAAAGGCCCCTGCGAGGTCAAGTCGCAGAGGCCTAAAGGTCCGCCGTTGCAGGGCGATGTGATCACCCTCGTGTTTTCACACGGGTGTAGACCGCAGTCAACCCTTCATCGGCCTTGAGAACGCCAGGCGCCCAATAAACGCAGCAGCTTTTGCGTTGGGCGCCTGGCAACGGGAACGGCCAGTTTGACCTCTCCGTCCATCGTGGCGGATGCCATTTTGGCCAATCTCATCTGTGCCTCGGCTGCGGACGCAGCGGGAACTTCGAGGGAATACCTCTCCCCGCGAAAGTCGTAGCTGAACAAAAACGACCGATCATAGGAGTTTGACATGGTCTACTACATCTACGTTGATACGAACCGCCACTGGCGCTGGCGCTTGGTCGCGGCGAACAACCGCATCATCGCAAATAGCGGTGAAGGCTACTATAACAAGGTCGATTGCCTCAGCGCAATCAACCTTGTGAAGGGCACCGCTTCTTCGCCGATCCGCGAAGTTTGA